TTACCCTCTATTGTCAAAAGGGTTCAATTCAACAGCAGCCTCTAAATGACCTGGAGCAAAATGCGCATAACGCATAGTCATTTTTATATCGCTATGCCCCAGTATTTTTTGCAACACAAGAATATTTCCGCCCCGCATCATAAAATGACTGGCAAAAGTGTGACGTAGCACATGAGTTAATTGCCCATCAGGAAGCTCGATCTTCGCTCTCTTAATTGCAGCGTCAAAAGCCTCATAACATGGTGAAAATAGCGCTCCTCGTTTTTTAGGAAGCATAGCCTGCAATTGAGGTGAAATCGGTACAGTGCGGTTCTTCTTTCCTTTAGTTTTAACAAATGTGATTCGACCGGGCAGTACTTGAGATTGCTTTAATCCTTCTGCTTCACTCCACCGAGCACCAGTCGCAAGCCCAATACGGACAACAACCCCCAAATCTTTATTCCGTGACTCATCACACGCAATCAGAAGGCGTTCAATCTCATCTACATACAGAAACGCCAGTTCCTTTTCTTCCTCACGAAACTTGCGAATACCAGTCAGGGGGTTTTCACCAGACCACTCCCCAAGTCGCTTCAGTTCGGCAAAAACAGCATGTAGATATGACTGCTCGCGATTAACGGTTGCTTCACTAAGTTTTTTCTTCCCCTTGGGATTCCATTCTCCTGATAGCCTTCTTTCCCTATAAGTAGCAAACATATTTTTGTCAAACTGAGAAGCAAATGGATCTCCCAGCCTGGAACAAATCGCCTCAAGTTTGACTTTGCGCTCTGCACCAGAGGACAAGGTTTTACCGTACATCTCAAACCAACGAGCAATCAACTCAGAAAGACGAGGACCAGAACCATCTTGAAACTCCTCTCCAACTCTACTATTCATTAAACGGCGCTCATAAGAGAGCGCCTCACTTTTTGTCGCAAACTGTTTACGAATGCGTTTTCCCGATGCCCCGTAGGGATAACATTCGCAAAGCCATTTACCTGATGGAATCTTACGAACCGACATTTTAGTTACTTATCACATAAATCAAATGCAGCCTTAGTGACATCCCCCAGACTCTTTTTTAACCCTGGGGCGGCATCATTATCTAGCCAAAATGGATTATTGTTATCTAACGGTAACGCACCAAATGTTTTACCTTTTATTCGAGCCAAACCTGTAAGCGCATATAACTTATTATCGTCAAAATTCATCACATAAGGATTACCATCAAGACACTGTAATTGAACCTCATCAGTATTAAATGGCCATACCCCATTGAAACTCTCACGTTCAATATTTTTAAAAGGCATTGCGACGGCGGAAAAAGAAAACATAGATAAAAAAGTAACTAATAGTTGAACCTTTTTTACTTTCATATCATTACCTCAATTTAGCTCAAGTAAGATTACAAATTAAAAAACACCCTAGAAATGGCACCGCCTACCAAAACCCCTACGCAGATAAAGAATATTATTTCTTTTGGATAAAGTCGGATTAATTCTGAAGCACGAAGTCGGACTTCTGGTAAGGTCGAATTCTCTGTATGGCTTGATACCGATTGTTGCTCTAACCACGACAATGCAGACTGTAACTGAGAACGAGTAAGATCGTTTAAACGTCCTGTACCGAAATTGATATGGCAATACCGCAGAAGTTTTTGTCGAAGTCCACAGTCTTCACTGTTACGTAGTAATAAACTTACAAGAGTCTTACAGGCATCATGATCTTTACATCGCTCAAGCATTGCATGCAGAAAACTCTCCGCTGTTTTATATTGATTTACTGCCATATCATCAATACCAGCTACACCAATCTCCGCATGTACTTTTTGCCAAATAATAAACGCTTCAGTATTGCTAGCTTCTGCAATAGCAGCAACCAAGCTATTTAACTCCTTACGCTGAGCCTTAAGCAAAGGGCGATCGTCATCATCATTATTCGAAGGGATTGCGATATTGACGGTATGAGAACCATCATATCGCGCTATCTGAATATTCTTTTCGTGAAAATCACGTCCAGCAACGCGATTGTTTGAACCGTTTGAGTTGACGGCCATGTCACCTCCCTACTATCACCTACCCTTAGTTTCGTTATAGTCACGACCAGCGATACGGTTATTACCACCAGAAATATTTAACTCACGTCCTGATGGCTGAGTTTCCTTTTCACTGATCGCACCTTTTAAAGCCCCGATCACGGCGTTTTTCACATCTAACGAAGCTGCTCGAAAGCGAGTAATCAGCTCCTGCTCATCATCGTTATAAGTTTCAGGTGAGTGAATTCCCAACACAACATACTGAACATCAAGGCCAAAACGAGACAGCGCTGCCAAATACGCAGCATCAGGAAAGCTATCTCCTTTCTCATATCTAAGCTGAGTTAGCTTTTTGACTCCACCAATGTCGCTCATAGCAACTTGACTAAGTCCCAATCTTTCCCTTTCCTCACGCAACCGCTGACCAATATCATTTTTCATACAAAAACCTTGACAGGTATCTTTTTTGATACCAAAATGATTTCACGAGCTATTAGATGATCACAATATACCACTATGAAACAAGTTCTTCACGATACCAGATCACGCATTCCGCGTAACACCGCCACAGGTCCAAGACTGGCACTTCGGCTGTCACTCGAGGAGCGAGCCGTCATTGATGAAATGGCAGCTAAAGAACAACGCTCATCCTCTAACATGGCGCGCATGATCTTCCTTCGCGGCCTAGAGCTAACCCAGAAAGAACAAAACAAATCTTCCTGATCACGAGGCTAGTGGGATGTCAGGTATAACCATCAATATCCATGTGAATGCCCCCTATGTATCCCTGCAGAAATATGCAGAGATAACAGGTATCCCTTTTAATACATGCAAAAAGATGTTGGCTGACGGTCGAATTATTATCCGCCCCAAACGCGCCAAAATGGAAAAGCCTGAAGTAAACCTTGTGGCGATGTTAAAAGACGCTTTGGCTAACAGCTAAAACAATGAACAGAGCATCATCATGAAAAAAAATGCTAATAATCCATACTTCAAATTTCGTAATGGCGTAGAACGCCATGTACACCACGTCGCTACCAGTGCATCACGTAGTAACAGTCGCTATAACCTGAACGAGACGCACGCAACACCAGATGGGCACGCAGTAACACAAATCGGCGAACACACCTGGCTGATTGAGAAAGCTGGAATCGTGGTTCACAGATGCCCACGCAATCCGTTTACCGGAAACCGCATTTTTGCATTAAGCAGCGGCGATAATCAGTTCGGGCAGGATTTCACATTGTACGAAGCACTGCGCTCAGTCGATCGTCTGCTTCGTGGGCAAAGTTTTATTAAACAGGCTGATTTATAACAGGTGCTTTATGACTAAAGACCATGCACAAGGTGTATTTATCCGCTTTATTGATTTTCGCGGTGAACTGTTATTACGCGCATCAGCTATTGACGGAGTAGTTCCATCTGAAAAAAACGCAGCTACCTACGTTTATCTGAACGGTACACGCCTGACTGTAGAGCTTCCGTACCAGACCATTCGCGAAATAATTAGCGAAGCCGAAAAATCTCGTCAGGTTAATGGCGATGAACCCTATATCGAAATTATCTGCATGGATTCAGAAGCTGAAATTCAGAAAGCAGATTAAAGGGTGTTGCGATGGATAAAGAATATAAAACTCTCATCAACAAAGCACTTGAGCGTTTTTATTTTCGCTTAAGCGCATCAGGCGCTCATTCAGAACGTGCAGCCCGTGACTCATTGACCAGGGCTATCCGGAGTCTGTATGACGTGGCTTTTTACGCTGACGATCTGGATGCACTTAACGAACTTTCTGAGCTTATCTGCGCCGCAGAATGCGGGGAGCATATTGAGCCGTACAAACTGGGAAATATCGCATGAGTATATTTATATCATGGATTGTTCTGATTATTTCGGTGGTCTGTGCAATTGGTATTATGCGAATTATTAATTCAGTAAAAAAAGATTGAACGCTTTTTCACTGGCGAATAACAGCGTAAATAAAACCCCATCTTAAATAAGAAAATGTGAACACAATCTGCATTCGCAGAGGTATTCGCACACCCAAGGAGGCGTAATGGCAATTAAGCATTTTCCTGTCGTTCGTTTCACCTCCAGAGGACGTGAATACGAAGTCGACGAACGCCTGATTACCACAATCGACAAACACCGCTCAGAAAAGGATGCACACCACATCTATCTCACTGACGGCACTTACTTCTGCGCCACTAATGTGGCGCGGGTGAATCTTATCCGACAGGTACAGGATCCACGCAAATGAGCAGTAGAAGAATCACTCGCAGACATCACCGCACACGCATGAATTCCTCAGCAACGCTAAAGGTACTTATTCAAAGCGAGATCGGTGATTTCTTCGCGGGCGTTGGCTCACCAGGTGAACCAGAAACACCAGAAGCGATGCAGCGTGAGCTCATGATACGCATAGATAACACTTTTGATTTCTTCTACAGCATGCACGGAATTAAACAGAAATGAACCTCAAGCCAGCAATAACTACTCGTAGAACGCCAATTCCTGTAACCGACCGCTTCTGAGTTTTTTGGCAGGAAGCCTTCGCACATCCTTAGTAGAGAGAATTGCAGCATGATTGACGCTCATGACTTCACAAGATGGGTGCGCACACAGGACACCCGTATGGCTCCCGTTCTTCAGGGATTATTTGATCTCTACATCCGTGGTCGTGACAACAGAGCACGCACCACAAAACCGGAGAATGCAGACACCCTTTATTTCACAGTAGACGACTGCTACCGCGTGGACTTCACACCACATGGGCTGGCGTTGCACTGCCTGACACCACACGGCGAATCACTGCTGGCGTATTACGACTCCCCGGCCTCCATATTTGCGGCAATGCTGGCGCATCGCACTGCTGGCGGGTGTGCCTCGCTGAGTGAATACACCGCTGAATTTAACCGCCTTTCCACCCTCTTCTCGCTGGAGTGGCAGCACGTGACGGGATACCAGCCATGAGTGAGTTTGCATGGAGCTGGAATGAACCACGGCCAGCCATTGATCCGGCCAGATTTACGGAGCGCAGGCAGGAAACTGAAACCGACATGCAACGCGCCATCCGTTACTACCTTGAAGCAGACAAAAAGGCCCTGGAAGAACAGGAAGCGAAGGAGGAAGCCTTTTTCGCACAATCCACCGTGGGTAAAAAACTCATGGCATCCCTTGAGGAAGCCGGACAGCGTGAAAAGCTGACACAAAGCATCATCAGCAAGCGTCAGGCAACAGAACAAGACCCGGTGGCCCGTGCTTTTGCCACACTGAAGGTGCTTCCCGTTTATCTGCGTGAACCTCTGAGCCGCCACCTCTCTTTTCTGCGCAAGAAGCAGGAAGCCGATCGTCAGAAAGGCAAAAAGAGCTGGCAGGCTGAACGCTACGCGCGCGGAACCCTGCGCAAAATATTCGAACGTCTGGACCGCACCGACCACCGCTGGCTGACACCGGGTTATCGCTCCCTTGCCGGACGCGAACGCCTGGATGATTTGCTTTACCTGCCGCAGCTCAACAAACACCAGATACAGACGCTGGCCACCATGACGGCGGCGATGTTCAGCAGCACCTTCGAAAAACTCTGCGATGGCTTTGGCGCGACTGATGGCGAGCTGACCATGGATGTAACGCTGAAGGCGTATCAGATGCTGGCCCGCATGGCGTTACACCTGCACGCCATGCCTCCGCATTATGACGCACTGACAACAGACAAAGACCGGAGGAACGAACCGGACACGGAGCTGCTGCCGGGCGCAATCCTTCGCCTGACCTGTGCAGAATGGTGGAAACGCAAACTGTGGCTGTTACGTTGCAAGTGGAGAGAAGAACAACTCCGCGCCGCCTGTCTGGTTTCCAGAAAAACATCGCCCTATCTGAGCCAGGACGCGTTAAGCGAGTTTCGCGCACAGCGCGAGAAAACACGCGATTTCCTGAAAAGTTTCATGCTGGAAAACGAAGACGGGTTCACGATTGATCTCGATACAGTGTATTACGCGGGAGTAAGTAACCCGGTTCACCGTAAGGCAGAAATGATGGCCACCATGAAGGGGCTGGAACTTCAGGCCGAAGCCCGTGGCGACAGAGCGGTGTTTCTGACTGTCACCTGCCCGTCAAAATACCACGCAACAACGGAGAACGGTCATCCGAATCCCAAATGGAACGGGGCCACCATGCGCGACTCCAGCGATTACCTGGTTAACACGTTTTTTGCGGCGGTCCGCAAAAAACTGAACCGCGACGGTCTTCGCTGGTATGGCATCCGCACGGTGGAGCCTCACCATGACGGCACTGTGCACTGGCATATGATGGTCTTTGCACATCCGGACGAGATTGAAACCATCGTGTCCCACGTCTGCGATATTGCCATTCAGGAAGACCGCCACGAGCTGGGCGATGACATAACTCCGCGTTTTAAAGCGGAGTACGTCGACGGCTCAAAAGGCACGCCAACCAGCTACATCGCCACCTACATCGGAAAGAACCTGGACAGCCGCGCCGTGGATGGTATCGACCCGAAAACGGGCAAGCCACGCGTTGACCACGAAACCGGAAAATCAATGGCCGAGAGCGTGGAGCGCGCCATCGGCTGGGCGCGCCTTCACCGGGTCCGCCAGTTCCAGTTCTTTGGCATCCCCTCCCGTCAGGTGTGGCGTGAACTGCGCCGCCTTGCCAGCCAGATGGCACGCAACCCGGAAGGCCCGCAACGGCTGAAGGATGACGCAATGGATGCAGTGCTCGCTGCCGCTGATGCCGGGTGTTTTGCCTCCTACATTGAAAAACAGGGCGGCGTACTTGTTCCACGCAAAGACTACCTGATTCGCACCGCCTACGACCTCGCAGATGAGCTGAACGATTACGGCGAACAGAGCGTACAGATTTACGGGATCTGGTCACCACTCATCGGGGAGTCTTCCCGTGTGTGCACACATCCGGATAACTGGAAGCTGGTAAGACGTAAACCGGAAGCGGAAGACAGCGCCCGCGAAAATGGTTTTGACCTTCAGGGCGGCCCTGCCGCCCCTTGGACTCGTGGCAATAACTGTCCCCGTGTACAGGAAACGGACAACAACGGGACAGAACAGCCGGAAGAACGGCCAGCACCGTGGCCGCAGCTTCCTGACGGCGTTGATGTGGATGAATGGATGCGCTCACTGAAACGGCACGAACGCCGGGCGCTGATGCGTTCGCTGCGTGACAAACAGGCAAAAAACAGCAGTGATGAAATGCAGAGCTGGACACAGAGCCGCAAACAGCAGCGGCCTTTGCCTGATAGCCACGAATTACTCGCTAAAGAATGGCGGGAATCTGCTGAATCTCTCGGCCTGCATATCGGTGAACAGCAGATGCAGCACCTGTTACGGGGCGGCAGCCTGTACGTTGACGGCAGCATCATTGCACCGCAGGGATTTGAAATTGTACGCAAACCGGATACCCGCCCGGACAGCCGAATCACGCAGCTCTGGCAGCGCCTGAGCCGTAATCACGGCGTAAGCAGCACGGAGATCCGCCATAACCCGGTCGCCAGCTATCTGGAACAGCTGGGGGCATCAGACCCCGAAGCCGCCGCACGCCTGGTATCCACACTTCAGCAGGACCAGAACACCATGAACCCCCCCGTTACCGTGCTTTCTGACATGCTGCGCGCCATCCGTGACGCAGAGCACGCACAGAGAATCAATGAAACCACTGAACGCGCACGTCACAAGGCGGGTCTGTTGCAGGACAAAGGCAATAGCGAGAAGAAAAAATAACCAAGAAAGAAATCATCAATTGTATGAAGGTAGAGTTTAGACATGGTAAGGACGTTCCATGGGGCACACTGTAATTTCATATAGTATTCCTCTTCCCTGTTTGATAAAAAAGTGCAATACTATAAATAGTCCAGTTAAATGCTTTTTCAATTCACTTAAAATCAAGAGGTTACAGTTAAGATGGGCGACTTAGGTGGTATTCAGTCAGATTTAGCCCAACTAGTTAGACTGGTAATAACTGAACAGTATGATGACGTTCGGTTATATGTCGCTCGCTTGGTGCGTAAATATCGGGAAACTATGCCTGCTCTATCCGAGCAGCTTGATCTTTATCTACGAAATAAACCGCAAAAGCCTGCACAAAGCCTGCGTAAGGTTACCGCACCAAAACAAGCGCTGCCTCAAACCATGCCTGTGGACGAGGAGTCAAGGCTTACCTTGCTTAAAGCACCAAATGAAAAGATTGTGAGCAAACCTCTACTGTCCAGTCAGATAGAAGACTCACTGGATCAAATTATTCTTGAGCGGAAGCACATCGATCGCCTCAAGACTCTCGGCTTACAACCAACACGCTCTGCCATTTTTGTTGGCCCTCCGGGTGTAGGTAAAACACTTACGGCAAGCTGGTTAGCTCAGAAATTAGGGGTTCCTTTTTACGTTCTTGATTTAACGGCAGTAATGAGCAGCTATCTGGGCAAAAGCGGAAATAACCTTCGGGCAGCTCTAGATTTTGCGAAGAAAGGGCCGTGCGTTCTTCTGTTAGATGAAATTGATTCAATCGCCAAAAAGAGAAGTGATGATTCTGATGTTGGAGAATTAAAAAGACTTGTTACCGTGATACTCCAGGAGGTTGACGAATGGCCGTCTTCTAGTTTGCTACTTGCTGCAACTAACTTCGCTGAGTTGATTGATCCAGCACTATGGAGACGTTTTGATTTAGTGCTCAATTTTGAGAAGCCAGATAGCGAAAGTATTAAAGAAGCAATTAAACGCTTTTCGGGTCCCGACTACGCGATTTTTGCACGTTGGATAGATCTACTGGCTATTATGTTCAAAAATGAATCTTTTAGTAATATTGAGCGTTCTATCAACAAATTCCGACGTTCGGTCGCTTTAGGTATTTCCTCAGATGAAGAGTTGATTGGGTCGTTCATTAAAGATGGTTTATCAGAATTAGACAGGAATGAACGTAAAGAAATTGCAGTTACTCTAAAAAGAAATTCTAAATTATCCCAGCATGCCATATCAGACTTAACCGGAGTCAGTAGGGATACAATTAGAAAATACAGTCAAAAAATGTAATACAGCATAGATAAGGAGTATGTATGGCGAAAACTAATTTTCTGATTGGACGCGGCGAATTATTAACCAGCGATATTCCTGGTCCTAAAAGAGTGCCCGGAAAAGCTGAGGTTTATTCTCTTTACGAATCGAAACAACGTTTATTGCCGCAAATTGCATCTACTATAGAAAATTTTGATGATTTACCCAGTCAGGCATGTCCTTATGATTATGCTGTGGCTAAGTTGACGTTGAATCCAAGCTATATTGCACGCTCTTTTTTTCCTGCAAAAATGCTTAAGTCTACCGGGTTAACGTCTATTGGCAGCAGGACGGTAAAAATTACGCCTCAAAGCTGGAAGCGAAAAGTTACTGTGTCAGAAGTAACTACGACACAAATGTTTGTTGCTGGTAAAAGAGAATCCTTCAAAGAGTTACCTCATTGGGTGTCAGGACTCAAAGAGTTTTCTGACGAAGCGATTGATTTTGCACGCATAGAACGGTTCGATGCCTATTTACCCGAAGAGCGTATTATTACCATTGGTGAGCAGGATTCTTCGTATTTTGAGGTTGGTGTTCATTTACTGCCAGATAATGAACAAGACTTGGTTCAGCAACAATTTGTTCAGTTTGCATCAAATTTGAACATCAAAGTACATACTTCATTAGCTTTTACCGCTGGTACATTATGGTTCGTGCCAATCCAGGCCGATAGAATTACTATTAGTAAGCTTGCGAAATTTACATTTGTACGAGTAATAAGACCGGTTCCAAGATTGCGTGGGATTAGACCAATACAAAGGAACTACGGTCCTTTAGCTCAGTGTAAATTACCTGCTGAGGGCCCCGTATCTTCAGAAATAAAAGTTGCGATTCTTGATGGTGGTTTACCATCAGAGCACGCTATATCGCCATGGTTAAAATCCTATAGAGTTTTGGACGATCATGCAGAGGATGATCCAGACGGTTTAGAGCATGGTTTAGCTGTGTCTTCAGCCTTTTTATTTGGACCAATAAGTAATAAATCGGAAGCGAAAAGACCATACTCTTATATTGATAACTTAAGAGTTTTGGACAACAAGACCTGCCAAGAAGATCCGCTGGAACTATATCGAACTTTGGGCTTTATTGAAGAGGTATTGTTGTCTCGCCAGTATCAGTTTATCAATCTAAGTTTAGGTCCAGACCTACCAATTGAAGATACGGAAGTTCATGCATGGACTTCCGTTATTGATGATTTGTTAAGTGATGGTGAAACATTAATGACTGTTGCTGTTGGCAACAATGGAGAAATGGATCGCAAGTCTGGTAATGCAAGAATTCAAGTACCAGCCGATTGCGTTAATGCTCTTGCTGTTGGTGCTTGTGATACAGTTAATGATACGGAATGGAAACGAGCACCATATAGCGCCATTGGGCCAGGCAGAAGTCCTGGCGTGATGAAACCGGATTTAGTTGCGTTTGGTGGTGACACAGACGAGTACTTTCATGTTTTAGGTAAAGGTAAGAAGCCTGTAATCATACCCCAGCTAGGAACAAGCTTTGCCTCTCCTTACGCCTTACGAGCAGCTGTTGGTGTTCGGGCAATTTTAGGGAACGATTTGAGCCTACTAGCAATCAAAGCTTTGTTAATTCATGCGTCAAAACAGCTTGATCATCCTTGTACAGAAGTTGGCTGGGGAAAACTGCCTGAAGACTTGAACGACATTATAGTCAGCCCTGATGGTGTTGCCCGTATCGTCTACCAAGGTGAATTGAAACCAGGAAAATACTTACGCGCTTCTCTTCCAATACCTGAAGGTGGCTTGAAAGGTAGAATAAACTTAGCGGCAACTTTCTGTTATGCAACAACCACTGATCCACAAGACCCAGCGTCCTATACAAAAGCTGGTTTGGAAGTGACATTCCGGCCAAATGATTCAAAAATCAAAGACGGAAAACAAAATGCTGAAACCAAGGGATTCTTTGAACTGGCCAAATATTCAACTGAAAGTGAGCGACGTTCTGACATGGGCAAGTGGGAGACCGTCTTACATAATTCGAAGAACATGCTAGGTTCAACTCTAAAAAATCCTGTATTTGACATTCATTATAACGCTCGTGAGGCCGGTGCAAGCATAGCCAGCCATAAGGCAGAAAAAATCAAGTATGCTCTTATAATTACCATTAAGGCATCAAAGCACCAAGACCTGTATAACGAAATTTTACGTACTTATAATCAGGTGCTCGTGCCAATTCAACCGCAAACATCAATTCCTATTCGTTCGTAATCCTTCAAGACATAATGCCCCTCAATTTGAGGGGCATTTCTTTGCACAAAAGTGCACAAATTTGCACAATTTTTTTGAACGACTTTTTGCCCTTCCGGCCCGCATGGCGGCTGGATCCGTCAAGGATCCGTGCGTGCACAAAAAACGCGTTTTTCCTGTGCGCAGGTGACGGGGGAACAGCCCGCGTTTCAGGGGGTAAATAGCATCCCCTGAACGATGTCGCAGCGACACAACAGAATGGCTGTATTTCTCACGCTGAGCGTGAAAAAGACGTGAGGGCTTTTGATTTGATGGGGTGAAAGGTAAGGCCGTCAAAATCGCACTGAGACGGCGAGAACATGCAGTCAACGCGGTGGGATTGCGTAAGAGTCTGACTGTCGATGATGGCAATAAGCAGGAAAGCGTCGTGAAATTATCTGATTGATACAGGAGCTGGAGAGTCGGGGCATAAATTTTTTATGCCCCGGCGAAGCAGCAGACAAGCGAAGCGCGTCAGGATGTGGGCTGGGTGTCTAACAGTGCGTAAGGGTTAAAGCAGATCACCTCTTCGCCAAGCCAGTCATTGATGTGCTTCATGGCCTCCATGACGGGCATCAGCTCGTTAATTGCGTAAACCCGCGCGGCCTTCTCCACATCACCAAACGCGCTTTTTTCGCCCGGCATCGCCCCCATCAGTTGCGGCGGAACGCGGTGCGCAGCCAGCACATCATCACGGGATGCCGCCTTAACATTCATGAACTCATCCTTTGCGGTGATCTGCTGGAACGGCAAAATTTGCACCCCCTCTTTGCCCCCGTTGGGCGCATGGATGAGCACGTTTTTAAACGCACCACCACCACGTGCCCCCTGTAACGTTTCTTTCAGGGAGTCCATGCTTTCGCGGTTTACCTGCGCTGCACCGATGTAGATGATGCACCCGGCGTGGGATCCATTGTCGTAATACAGTTTTCTGAACATGTCCGCCGAATGAGACAGGCTGGCCGAGAGTAATGCGCCAAGATATTCCGGCATGCCGTAAATTTCCTGGTTAATGTCCGGATTCATCAGGTGGCACACTTTGCCAGGGCGAAACTGAAACGCGTCCTTGCCATCCTGCACATACCACCATGATTCAAGATCGCTTCCGCGTCGCATGTATTTCGCCAGTGCGTGCCGTAATTTAAGCGGTTCGCCGAGCATATTGCTTCGAAGCTCAAGGAATGCGTTACCGAACACAAACCAGTCCAGCGCCAGCGCCGAGAAATCCTGCCGGGAAAGCAGCGGGTGCGGGATGTAGCAACCGAGTAATACATTGCGCTTAAAGTAAAGCGCAGACTGATGCCAGGACGTTTGCCGGGCTGCTCTTGCCAGACCGTACCAGTCCACCGGGGTTTCATACCACCGCCCGTTATCAGCACAGTACATATTGTCCAGCAGGTCATGCCCGGTCAGGCGATAAGGACCATCAAATGTGAATGCACTGAGCGATGATTCTTTCCTGAGCGCATCAGCGAGATCAATGCGTGAACTCATGCGCACTTTTTTATTTTTTCTGCTCATCAGAACTCCATAACCGTGAAACGCTCGTTTTCTCCTTCGCCGCCAATTGGTTCGTTAATGACAGCAAGCATGGTTGCCCACGCAAGGTCGCCGTGGCTGATCCCCCTCGCGCGGTCCGTTTCGTAAGTGATAAAGCCGCCCGGTGTTTTCACCTTACGCACGGCGTTAAAGGCCGCGACCAGCTCGCGTTCGGCGCGATCGTATTCCCACCGCCCGGCACGCATTATTTGCAGCATTTTCAGTACCAGCGACCGTTTTGATGACAGCGTGAAGGTGTACGGAATAGCTGCAGGGAAAAACCGTTTCACTATCTGATAAACAGCCTCCCCGTTCCCGCCCGTCACATCAATGCCGATGTGTTCCACGTTGTAGCGATACGTGAACTCTTCAATGACTCTGGCCTGTTCTTCAAACTCCAGCCCCTGAACGCGTCGCGTCTCAACCGTTCGAAAACGGCCACCAGGAACAGCCGGAGGAACCACCACGGACACAGCGCCGCTGTCGCCGTTGCCACTGCTGCCGTTTGCGTCATACCCAATCCATACCGGACGATTTCCCATCGGGCGGGGAGCAAAAGGTTTCCAGTCTTTCCAGTCGTCGTATCCGTCAACGCCGCAGCCAATCAGGATATTCAGGTTAAATGCCGATTCCCCTTCGCGGACAAACTCACACATATAGAGATTGAGGAACTCGTCTTCGGTGTTTTCATCACGAATTTCATCAATATCGGTGTGTTTCCAGCCGTGATTAACCACATCTTCCAGCGTGACAATTTGCCGCCACGTCCGGTCAGGGCAGATAAGCCCGTTATGCAGCGTTTTCCAGTCCACAGAAAAACGCTGGCGTTTATGCGTGGCCTTTTTCTCGTTCCAGCGGTCGCCGTTCCAGTAGGCGTATGCCTCGTGCGTTTCGGTGGATGGCGTGGAGAAGTAGGTGCGCCGCAGTCCGCTGAGGGTTGCCATAGCGCCAGCCACCTTGCGCAGTTCAGCAAAGCGACTGACCCAGAAAAATTCATCAAAATAAAAATTGCCCGTATAGGACTGTGCCGACGCAGCAGAAGTGCCGAGAAAATGCAGCTCTGCGCCGTTGGAGAGGATGATTTTATCACCCCCTTTCAACTCCACATCAACTTCAGCCGCAGCCTTCTGAATAATGCTTTTAAACTGGAACGCCTGACGACGCGACGCAGACAAAAAAATCTGGTTACGCTGGTAAGGTTGCGCCACATCGTCACGCAGCGCCATCAGCAGTGCTTCCTGTGCAAAATACCAGGTCGCCCCAATCTGTCGGGATTTCAGGATCATCCTGTTACGTATCCCGGCTTCCCTGCAAAGGGTCAGGGAGTCAAACCAGCCCCGCTGATGCCACTCCAGCCTGCTGATGATTTTTTCCCGCAGTGCGGCAATCTGTTCCGGCGTGAAATGATTTTTGAGTTTTTTCGCCCGGCCTTTCTTTCCTGTGACCGTCGCATCCGGCTGGCCATCATGCAGTTTTTTAAGCTGCCGGGTCAGCAGGTCTATTTCCTTAAAGTCACCGCCTGTTTTATTCTGTTTTTCAGTAAGCTGGATGAGGCGCGCATCGATGGACTGCGTGACACGCTGCACGGGTGGCGTTTCATCCCACTGGTCGCGTTTTTTCCACGCATAAATCGTGTTCGGGTTTATTCCCATCAGACGTGATATTTCTGCGGGCGGATAACCCTGCCAGTAAAGTTGCCGCGCACGCTGGCGCACAAAAGCGTCCTGAATCATTGCTCCCCCTGAGTAATTACAGGAAGATTACCCGCGCGCGAAACTGTTCTCCTTAACCCCCTGTTCTGGCCGTTTTCTTACAACAAAAGCCCTTTGTATCAGCCTGTTACGCTTTGCCATCATGACTGAAGAACCAGTCAGAGGGGCAAAAACTATGGCTAATGAAAAAAAGACATCCCGCAAAAAGTTTCGCGTGGCTGTCTCCGGATCAACTGTTGATGGCCGTGAAATCAGTCCGGTGCATCTGCGTGAAGCCGCCGAGAACTTCAACCCGGATGTTTACGCTGCCCGCGTGAACGTTGAGCACTATCTCTCGCCATGCCCGTCAAGCGAATTTTCCGCAATGGGCGATGTCACCGCACTGAGTACGGAAGACATTACGGAAGGTCCGCTGGCCGGACGTACTGCGCTGTATGCAGAAATCGAACCGACCGAGCGCATGAAGCAGCTTGTCGCGGACGGCAAGAAAATCTATTCCAGTATCGAACTGCACCCGCAGTTCTCCGTTAACGGGCGCGCCTACCTGGTCGGGCTGGCGATGACCGACACCCCGGCAAGCCTGGGCACTGAGCGCCTGAAATTCACGGCACAGCAACGTCAGGCGGTAATGACGTTCAACAGTGTCCAGGGTGAAGCGCCGCTTATCTCCGAAGCCATCGAGTCTGAAATCATCGAAATGGCAGAACAACGCCAGGAAGAAGGCACCCAGTGGTTTAACCGCGTAATGGGGATTATTGGCCGTGGCCGCAAAGCGGATGACGCCAGTTTTTCCCGTATTCAGGAAGCGGTGGAAGGCGTCGCAACGTCACAGGCCGACATTATCGACCGTTTTAATGTGCTGGAAACCCGCCATCAGCAGGACCGCCAGAAAATCACGTCACTGACCACAGAGCTGACAGCACTGAAGGAAAAACTGCGCACGCAGGACGGCGATCCGCAGAACCGCTTCACCGCAACGGGCGCAGCCTCCGACCAGCTGGCTGACTTCTGATAAGACAAAGGAGCAAATTTTTTATGAATCTGGTGATGTCAGATATTACCCGCAACAAGCTGGGTTGCTATATGGCGCAGCAGGCGTCGCTTAACAATATCCCGGTTTCCGCACTGGTATCGCGATTTACCGTGGAACCCTCGGTGCAGCAGCGTTTTGAAAACGCCTCAAAGGAAAGCACCGAATTTACAAAAAGAATTAACGTGATCGGCGTGACCGACCAGAAAGGCGAAAAAATCCTCCTGGACACCACCGGGCCAATTGCACGCACGAATACCAGTTATGACGGCACAAAACGCCGTAACCCGAATAACGTGGTTGATCTGAAAAACCGCAAATACCAGTGCGAACAGGTGAACTACGACACGTTTATTTCATATCCGCAGCTTGATGCCTGGGCGGCACATCCTGATTTTCAGTCCCGCATCAGCGCACAGATTGCCCGACAGGTGGCGCTTGACCGCATCATGATCGGTTTCAACGGCACGTCTCACGCGGATGAGTCCAACTTCAGCACCAACAAGCTGCTTCAGGACGTTAACGTGGGATGGCTGGAGCACATCAGAACCGACGCCAGCGAACGCGTTATGAATGACGTGACGCTGACCTCCCGCAACATGGACAACACCGTGGCGCACGCGGGTAAGTATGCGAACGCTGATGCACTGGTACAGGACGCACACTCATCCCTGCTGGATGAATGGCACAAGGAAGCTGACGACCTTGTGGTGATTATGGGGCGCAACCTGTTTAACTCGCTGCGTCTGCCCGTGCTGAACAGCATCAGCGGCCAGAATCCCAATGCGGAATTACTTGCCGGGCAGCTCATCCTGTCATCGCGCACCATTGGCGGGCTGGGCGTGTTCCTTGCGCCGTTCTTCCCGGATGCAACGATGCTGATCACCTCGTTCAACAACCTGTCGATTTACTGGCAGAAAGGTTCAATGCGTCGCCTGATGAAAGACGAGCCGGAATACAACCGCATCGCCACCTACCAGTCCATCAATGACGCTTATGTCGTTGAAGACTATGGCAAGTGCGCGATGGTCACTGGCCTGAAGTTCGCCGACAGCTAATCAACTCACGGCGGGCATCATGCCCGCCAGTAACGGAGAGAACAAATGATTACTCCTGCACAGCAACACTGGCAGAACGTGATGGCACAGCGCGCAGGCCGGGCGAATGAAGGCGTGGACCACGCCGCGCGTACCGCGCATGAAGAGGTGCTGTATCGTCTGCGTCTGGCACAGGCCCGGCTTAAGGGCGTACAGGCCAGAAGCGCGAAAGCCGCCATCAAAAAAGAGTTGTTGCCGGATTTTTCCGGCTGGATTGAGGGAACGCTGGAGGCTGACGGCGGGCAGCAGGATGAAGTGATTGCCACGCTGATGGTGTGGGCGATTGACTGTGGCGATCTTCCGCTTGCGCTGCGTATCGGCGCGTATGTGGTCCGTCACAACCTCATCATGCCGGATAACTTTGGCCGTACTGCTGCCACGGTACTGACCGAAGAAATCTGTAATCCGGTACTGACGCAGGCCGGGACGGATGCCGACGCGGATTTGTCCGCCTTTATCGAACCACTGGACACCCTCCGGGAGATTGTCACCGACCAGGACATGCCGGACGAAGTGCGCGCCAAATTATGCAAGGCGTGCGCCTTTGTCCGCCGTGGCCTGAGTGATGCGGACAGCATGGCCCTGTCACTGAAGCTGCTGCGCGAAGCAATGCACCTGAACCCGAACGCAGGTGTGAAACGCGAGATTGCAACCCTTTCCCGCGCCCTGAAAAAAGCCGATTCCGCAGCCGCACCAGAAGACGCCAGCACACAGCAGGCGCAGGACGAAAGCAGCAAAAGTAAAAAGACAACGCGGAAGCCTGCAACACGAAAAACCACCGCGACGCAGAAGGCGAAGCGCGGTTAACGACTGACCCCGTCAGCGGGCGGCGTGCGCGGTGTTCCGGTTTGACTCCGTGACCGTTTACACCGCGCACCCACCGCCCGATTTTTTCAGGAGTGAACCCCATGAGTATGGTTGCCAGAACCAACCCCGGACCCGCAGAGGACGACATCACCGATACCGATGATGGTGATACCCGTATTTCAGCAGGTGCATTCTGGCCGGATATTGTGCTGCGTGAACTGCGTCTGGCGATACGACTGCCGGGCCGTGTGACCACCTCCCGCCTGCTGCATACCGCCACCGGGGCCGTGGCACACGTTACCCGCGAGCTGGAAGCGTGGCAGCAGGAACAGCAGGCGGCTGGCCATCAGACGCTGGCCGATGTTCCGGCACCCGTAATTAACGGAGAAAGCGTCAATCTCTGGCACTGGCGCAATGCGGTTTACACCGCCACACGCGCCCTGATTCTGGAGCGTTACCGCGATGCGGACACAACGGACAAGGGCGACCGCCGGGCGGACGCACTGGATATACAGACATCGGATTTGTGGCGCGATGTGAGCTGGGCCATCTCTGACATTCTGTGCCGCCCGCGAATCTTTGCGGAGTTGTGCTGATGAAAGTGAAGGCACTGGAAGGCGACACCGTGGATTCGCTCTGTTTCCGGTACTACGGCACGACGCAGGGCGTCACCGAAAAGGTGCTGGATGCCAACCCCGGACTCTGTCAGCAGGTATTTCTGGACGCCGGGCAGGAAGTGGAGATGCCGGAGCCGGAGAAGAAGAAACGAGAAATGATTCAGTTGTGGGGGGAGTAGCAGTGAGCACCATTCAAACAGGGATCACAGAGCAGGTTATTGCGTGGCTCTTTGACCACCTGCCAACGGTGTATGCAGTAGGCGCGGCGGTCAGCATTTCCGCGCTGATGAGTCTTTATGACGGACGAACACTGGTTCAGACCGTAACGGGATCGCTGGCGTGCGGCGTTCTTGCCATGGCCGTGGCCGGGTCGTTGCGCTTCTTCGGTTTTCCTGAAGATGCCGTGACGTTTATCGGCGCATCAATCGGTTTTATGGGCGCAGAGAAAGCACGCGACAAGGTTATTGCGGCCTTTAATCGCAGGGTGAAGGAGAAGGACGAATGAGCAACACATTTAAATTCAGCAGCCGGAGCGAAAAGAATTTGCAGGGCGTAAATCCTGACCTGGTGAAAGTGACCCGACGGGCACTGGAAATCTCGGAAGTGGATTTTGGTATCACCGAAGGGTTGCGCAGCCGTTACCGCCAGAAGCAACTTGTGGCCACAGGTAAGAGCCAGACCATGAACAGCCGCCACCTTACGGGGCATGCCGTGGATGTTGTGGCTTATATCGGCAGCCAGGTGTCATGGGAATGGCCGCTGTACGAAAAAATCGCAGCAGCATTCAGACAGGCCAGCCGGGAGCTGAATATTCCGGTGGAATGGGGCGGCGACTGGAAGACCCTGAAAGACGGACCGCATTTTCAGTTGCCACACGGAGCCTATCCGGCATGAAGCTCTGGCCCACGCTTGGCGTCGCTTTCCTTCTGATTGCCGGATGGGGAACATCCATGCGTCTGTCGTGGTCGCTGGGCCGGGAGAACGCCAGAAACGAAGCGCAGGCCAGCGCCCTGAAAAGCACCGTCGACACCCTGAATATCATCAGCACCGGGGTACAGGATATGCAGCAGGTGCTGGCGCAACTCCGCGTGGAAAATCAACAGAGAAATCAGGACGGAGAGGCCAGACGTGAACAGCTACGCAACGATATTGCAAAAGATGAATGCGCCCACGCTTTGCCTGACGCTCGTTTTACTGACAGGTTGCGCAGGCACGCAGAACGCGCCACTGCCAGCGCCGTCAGTCCGGCTTATACCGCAGACGCTGACCATACCGGTAACACCTCCCCCCTTCCCTGACACTCCCACATGGGGAAATCTCGGTATATGGGGCGACCGCCTTCTGGATGCACTGGAAACCTGTAACGCTGATAAACGGGCCATTGAATTACTGGAACAGCGCAGTCTGCAACGACTGAACAACGAGGATAACAACCATGCTGAAAACTGATTCCCTGCGTGAAGCCATGACCCGTTCATGCCGATGGTGTCAGGCCAACCCGGAAAAATTCACCATTTTCGTGGAGAGCGGCAACATTGAAACGACCGGAGAAACGCCCTCGTTTGTTTACCGCTATCAGATGGTGATGTTTGTCATGGATTACGCCGGGGAGCTGGACGACCTCACGCTGCCGCTGCTGGCGTGGTTATCCGAAAATCAGCCACAGTTGTTGCTCAATCCGGAGCGTAATCAGGACATCAAATTCTCCGCCGTTATCAATGACGATGACAGCGCCGATCTCCTGTTTACGCTCCCTCTGCGGGAACGCGTTCGCATCACGCGCAGCAGTCAGGGGACACCGCAGGCAGAACACCTGCCGGAGCCAAAACCCCGTCTGCCCTCTTCCGAAGGCGACTGGTCGCATGTATTCCAGGATGTGACGTGGGGTGAAAGCGATGGATAAGGCATTCACCCGCGTGGATGAAACCTTTGAGGCTATCCGCGACAGCCTGAATCAGCAGGCCATCAATAACATCGCCAGAAAGCTGGCACAGGATTTACGTCGCGCCCAGCAGGCACGTATCCGGTCACAGAAAGCGCCGGACGGAACTGCATGGACACCACGCAGACGCCGCGTAACCCGGATACAGGAGCGCATTCGCTTTATCTGGAATAACGAAGCACGCACGCTGAAAAACTGGCATCACGACACGGGGAAATACGGGCGAACCATTACCGGGTGGGATGAGGATAAAAACAATATCCGCACGTTTTACCGGGATGACATCGACCGTTTTCTGGAAATACGCACCCGGCGCATCAACCAGGACAGCACAAAGCGCGTCCCCATGTTCGTAAAACTGCGCACCGCCCGCTACCTGAAAGCCCGTGCAGATGCTTCCGGTGTGACGGTGGGTTACAGCGGCGTGGCCGCACGTATTGCCCGCGTTCATCAGTTCGGTGAACGCGATCAGGTTGCGCCGGGCATTTTCACCGATTACCCGGTACGTGAGCTGCTGGGTATCAGTCAGGCAGATGAGCGCCTGATTTATAACACGGTGCTGGGCCGGATTGCGGAGGCTGTACGGTGAGCGCAGAACTTATGCGACTGCTGAGCAATATCATCCGCACCGGGATCATCTCTGAAGTTGATGAGAAGTCCTGGCGCGTGCGCGTTCGCAGCGGCGAACTGGAAACAGGCTGGTTGCGCTGGAACACCACGCGCGCGGGAGCCTTCAATGTGTGGCTGCCGCCATCACCCGGCGAACAGGTGGTAATTGCCTGCATTGGCGGCAACCCGGAAACCGCCATGATAATTGGCAGCCTGTGGAGTGATGCCAGTCCGGCCCCCGGCAAAAGCCTGAAAGAAATCGTGGTCAGCGCACCGGATGGCGCGGCGTTCCGCTACGACGCGGACGCAGGCGCACTGAGCGCCAGCGGCATGAAAACGGCCACTTTGCAGGCATCCGTCAGCGTGAAACTGGACACGCCCGTCGTGGAATGCACAGACCTTCTGAGAACAGCGACGCTTGACGTCACAAAAGGGGGAAAGATGAGCGGCAATATCACGCACAGCGGCGGCGATTTCACCTCAAACGGCATCACAGTGCATACGCATAAGCACGGTGGCGTTAAAGGTGGCAGCGATTCGACAGGAGGCCCGCAGTGACAACCCGCTACACAGGAATGAATCCGGACGGGACGGGAAACCTGAACGATATGGAGCACCTGAAACAGTCAGTCAGGGACATCCTGACCACCCCGCTGGCAAGCCGGGTTATGCGACGGGAATATGGCAGCCTTGTGCCTGATTTGATTGACGAACCCATGAATAACACCACGCGCCTGCAATGCATGAGCGCTGCCGTTATTGCGCTGACACGATGGGAACCCCGCATTGCCCTGGACGCCATCGACGTTGTCTGGAAGGCAGGAGGCCGCGCCGGGGTGACGCTGTCGGGCACTGTCATGCAGACCATGCAGAATGTTGAATTAACCATCACGCTGAGGGAGTAAATCATGCCTGCCGTTGACCTTTCACAGTTACCGGACCCCGCCATCATCGCGGAGCCTGACTTTGAGGCAATTCTGGCTGACACAAAGGCCATGATGATTGCGTCCTATCCTGCCGAACAGCGTGAAGCCATCTCCGCCGCGCTGGAGCTGGAATCAGAACCCCTGAACGTTATCGCCCAGACAACAGCGTTTCGTGAAATGCTGTTACGCCAGCGGGTCAATGAGGGTGCACGCGCCTGCATGTTAAGCCACAGCGCCGGGACAGACCTGGACAACCTCGCGGGCAATATGAACACAAAGCGCCTGGTTATCACTCCGGCAACGGATACCACCGACGCGGTGATGGAGAGCGACACCTCGCTGAGACTGCGGGCGCAGCGGGCGTACGACGGCCTGAGTGTTGCTGGCCCGTCAGGTGCATACGAGTATTTTGCCCGCAGCGCCAGCGGTCTGGTGCGTGACGCGCGGGCCATCAGCCCGTCTCCGGCCAACGTGACGGTTTCCATCCTGTCCACTGAGGGCGACGGCACAGCAACGGAGGCGTTGCTTAATACCGTTCGCGCCGTTCTGAATGCAGAGGATACCCGCCCGGTGGCCGACCGCCTGACCGTACAGAGCGCCAGAATCGTGACATGGCGGCTGAATGCAAAACTGTACTTTTACCCCGGTCCGGAATCCGAACCTATTCTGGCTGCGGCGGAATCGTCGTTCAGGAAGTGGCTGGCTGAGCAGGGGCTTATCGGTCAGGACGTGGCGTTGTCCGCCATTGCTGCCGCACTGCATGTGCACGGTGTGCAACGCGTGGAGATAATCGAACCCACACAGAATATGGCCATCAGCGACATACAGGCGGCGCGCTGTGAGTCATTCACCATCAGCGAAGGTGGGCGCAATGAGTAATTCGTTGTTACCACCATCAGCCAGCAATTTCATGCGTTGTGCCGAAGCCGTCGGAACACGCATTACAGACATTCCGGTAGACCTCAACACACTGTGGTCGCCGGATACCTGCCCGGTGCATCTGCTGCCCTATCTCGCCTGGGCATTTTCCGTTGACCGCTGGGATCGCAACTGGCCGGAAGAGACAAAGCGACAGGTGATTCGTGATGCATGGCTGATACACCGACACAAAGGGACCATCAGCGCACTGCGCAGGGCCATTGAGCCGCTGGGATACCTCATTCGCGTGTCTGAATGGTGGGAGTTCGGCGGAGAACCGGGAACATTTACCGTTGAAGTCGGCACACTGGACAGTGGCGTGACGGAGGAAATGTATCTGGAAATGGAGCGGTTGATTGCTGATGCCCGCCCGGTCAGCCGCCACATGACAGGGCTGAATATCATTCAGGAGATCCCTGGAGATATTTTCGCGGCGGCAGCAACTTACGACGGTGAAGTCATTACCATTTATCCGGACGATTAAGCATGAGTACCACAACACGAAAATTTAAAACCGTTATCACCGATACGGGTGCAAAAAAATTAGCGCAGGCAGCCGCGCCAGATGGTAAGCCTGTCCGCCTGACTCATATGGCCGTGGGCGACGGTGGCGGTACATTGCCCACACCTGACAGTAAGCAGACCCGTCTGGTGCATGAGGTGTGGCGACATACTGTTAATCGCGTCATCCTGGACGCAACACATCAGAACCGCATTATTGCAGAGCTGGTTATTCCTCCTGAAACGGGCGGATTCTGGATCCGGGAAATTGGTGTATTTGATGAGCACGGCGATTTAATCGCGGTGGGCAATACTGCCGAAAGTTACAAGCCAACCGTTGCCGAAGGGTCCGGACGTGCACAAACATTTCGCACCATTCTGACCGTATCCAGCACTGCCACCGTGGCGCTTACCGTGGATAACACCATGGTGATGGCCACAGTGGATTACGTGGATGACAAACTGAAAGAGCATGAACAGTCACGACGTCACCCGGATGCCTCGCTGACCGCAAAAGGCTTTGTTCAACTCAGTAGCGCCACTAACAGCGATTCTGAAACGCTGGCCGCAACGCCGAAAGCGGTTAAGGCCGCGTATGACCTGGCTAACGGAAAATATACCGCTCAGGACGCCACGACGGCACGAAAAGGGATAGTCCAGCTCAGCAATGCAACCAACAGCACGTCTGAAACGCTGGCAGCGACACCAAAAGCGGTTAAGGCGGTAATGGATGAAACGAACAAGAAAGCCCCATTAAACAGCCCGGCGCTGACTGGAACGCCAACAACGCCAACTGCGCCAAAAGGTACTAATAATACTCAGATCGCAAGCACGGCTTATGTGATGGCCGCGATTGCCGCCCTTGTAGATTCGTCACCTGACGCACTGAATACGCTGAACGAGTTAGCGGCGGCGCTGGGAAACGACCCGAATTTTGCGACCACCATGACTAACGCGCTTGCGGGTAAGCAACCGAAAGATGCCACCCTGACGGCGCTGGCCGGGCTTGCTACTGCGGCAGACAAGTTTCCGTATTTTACGGGGAATGATGTCGCCAGCCTGGCAACCCTGACAAAAGTCGGGCGGGATATTCTTGCGAAATCGACCGTTGCCGCTGTTATCGAATATCTCGGTTTACAGGAAACGGTAAATCAGGCTTCTGGCGCATTACAGAAAAACCAGAACGGCGCAGATATTCCGGGAAAAGATACCTTCACCAAAAATATTGGGGCCTGCCGCGCATATAGCGCATGGCTGAATATTGGTGGCGATAGTCAGGTCTGGACAACCGCGCAATTTATTTCGTGGCTGGAGAGTCAGGGAGCATTTAACCATCCTTACTGGATGTGCAAAGGCTCATGGGCTTATGCAAATAATAAGGTCATTACAGATACAGGTTGCGGAAATATTTGTCTTGCAGGTGCTGTGGTGGAAGTTATTGGCACTCGCGGCGCAATGACCATACGCGTTACTACGCCGAGCACGTCCAGCGGTGGCGGAATTAATAACGCTCAATTCACTTATATTAATCATGGTGATGCTTACGCTCCTGGCTGGCGACGAGACTACAACACGAAAAATCAACAACCTGCATTTGCTTTAGGGCAAACAGGAAGCACTGTCGGAAATGATAAAGCTGTTGGCTGGAACTGGAATAGCGGGGTCTATAACGCAAACATTGGTGGCGCATCGACATTAATCCTCCACTTCAATATGAATACGGGGAGCTGCCCTGCTGTACAGTTCCGCGTGAATTACAGGAACGGCGGTATTTTTTATCGTTCAGCGCGTGATGGTTATGGATTTGAGGCTGACTGGTCAGAGTTTTACACCACGACCCGCAAACCCTCTGCGGGAGATGTTGGTGCATACACGCAGGCAGAATGTAACTCAAGGTTTATTACAGGTATTCGCCTTGGCGGTCTGTCATCTGTTCAGACATGGAATGGCCCCGGCTGGTCTGACAGGTCAGGTTATGTCGTTACGGGTTCAGTTAACGGAAACCGTGATGCATTAATTGATACAACTCAGGCAAGGCCAATTCAGTATTGCATTAATGGGACGTGGTATAACGCGGGGAGTATTTAACGATGATGCACTTAAAAAACATTACTGCTGGCAACCCTAAAACAAAAGAGCAATACCAGCTAACAAAGCAATTTAACATCAAATGGCTTTATTCAGATGATGGAAAAAACTGGTATGAGGAACAAAAGAATTTCCAGCCAGACACTTTGAAAATGGTCTATGACCATAACGGCGTTATTATTTGTATTGAAAAGGATGTTTCAGCAATTAATCCGGAAGGCGCAAGCGTCGTTGAATTACCTGATATTACAGCAAATCGCCGTGCTGACATTTCGGGTAAATGGATGTTCAAAGATGGCGTAGTGGTAAAGCGAACTTATACCGCGGAAGAGCAGAGGCAGCAGGCGGAAAATGAAAAGCAAAGCCTGCTACAGCTCGTCAGGGATAAAACCCAGCTATGGGACTCACAGCTACGGCTGGGCATCATTTCCGACGAGAATAAACAAAAATTAACAGAGTGGATGCTCTTTGCGCAGAAAGTCGAATCCACAGACACCTCCAGCCTGCCAGTAACGTTTCCAGAACAACCAGAATGAGAGAAGGCCCGATATCGGGCCTTAATTTTTACTCAGGCTTTTGTGGCCATTCTGGCTTTGCCGTATCCACACGGCTGACCATAACACTGTAGCGTCCCCATGCTTCCAGTCGGCTACGCTCCTCATCTGTTGCCATGTTCAGCCTGACAGCGCGTTCCAGTGGCTGAATAATGCTTTCTGCTTCGGAAAGTAACGCGGCCTTTTGTGATTCGGCCTGTTGTTGCTCGTCTGCCGTATAAATCCGTTTAACCACAGCTCCGTCCTTAAACATCCACTTACCGGAATCATCAGCACGACGATTAGCTGTAATATCAGGAACCTCAACGACGCTATAACCTTCAGGGTTAAGCGTGGAGGCATCTTTGGTGATGGCGACAATAATATTATTTGCATCGTAAACAATCTTTATTGTGTCTGGCTGAAAGTTTTTCACTTCCTCATACCAGTTTTTTCCGTCTTCGGACCATAACCAGATAACATCAAAATTCTTTGTTAGCTGATATTGTTCTTTTGTTTTTGGATTACCTGACTTAATGTTTTTTAAATGCTGCATAATTTACACCTGCGCAACGTTATACCATGTGCCATTGATGTATTTTTGTATTGGTCTGAATACTGCGGGGTCATCACCATCAACTTCGCCGATAATGCCAAGCCCCGTAATTGCATGGCCTGATTTTTCATACATCACACCTTTTTTCATAGTCTGAACAACACGTGTGCCAAGTCGGACATCTCTCACATAGCGGGAATCAAAGTTACCGTAATCCGAGGGGTTAACACGCCCTGTAATATTTATGGTTTTATTACTTTGAATGCTGCCGGAGACAAAGCGCATAACATGGACGTTATTAGCATAAACGTCCAGATTACCGTCGCCATTTTGTTTAAAGCCCGTGTCATTATCACCCAAAACAATCGAGTTACCGCCAAGAGCACTGGATGTTCCGATGCCCAGTGCACCATTCAATTGACCTCCAGATAATGACAACGCCCCAACATCAGCAGCAGTCGGTTTAATGTGCGAACTGTAAATTACATATACAGTTCCATCTGTCAGGCCTGTTGGTTTATTCGCTGTATAAGTTGGTGATGTATGAATTTGTACAGTTGCATCCTTTGTATAATCCCACTGGATATTAACACCTGTGGCGTAATTACCTATTTCTACATAAATGTCATAGGTATCACCGGATGTATTCACCCATGCAAAATTAGTAAATCCAACCGAGGTCCGTCGCCATAATGCACCAGTAATACCTTTTGGATTCCCATTTCCTGCACGCAGAACCAGCTCAGATATGCCAGCTTGCTGCGGGGAGCCAACGTTATACCCTGCGCCACCAATCAGGCTTATGTAAACCACGGAACTGGCTTGTGGCATTGTTACAGTTGCCAGTTTGAACCATCCAGCACCACCACTAAAAGACATGGTTGTTGAATTTGTTGTGCCGATATTACGCAGGAATAGTTTTTTATCGGGAATATCTGCGCCGTTCTGGTTTTTCTGTAATGCGCCAGAAGCCTGATTTACCGTTTCCTGTAAACCGAGGTTTTAGATAATGGCCGTTTCCGGCCTGCATGGCATGATTTGCGCTTTTGGACGGGAGATTCAGTGTGCTGATTGGTTATGTAAGGGTATCAACAAATGACCAGAATACAGACCTGCAACGAAACGCTCTTGTTTGTGCAGGATGTGAACAAATATTTGAAGATAAATTAAGCGGGACAAAGACAGACCGACCGGGATTAAAACGCGCTTTAAAGCGGCTTCAAAAAGGTGACACGCTGGTTGTCTGGAAACTGGATCGCCTTGGGCGAAGCATGAAACATCTGATTTCTCTCGTCGGAGAACTACGGGAGCGAGGGATTAATTTTCGCAGTCTGACAGACAGCATAGATACATCTTCTCCAATGGGGCGTTTTTTCTTCCACGTGATGGGTGCCCTGGCTGAAATGGAACGTGAATTAATTGTTGAACGTACACTGGCCGGACTGGCGGCAGCGCGCGCACGGGGGCGCACAGGCGGACGTCGCCCGAAGCTGACAAAAGAACAGCATGAGCAAATAGCAAGGCTGATCAAAAACGGTCATGACAGGAAACAACTGGCGATCATTTACGACATCGGCATATCGACAATTTATCGTTATCACCCTGTAGGCGATATACAGGCTGAAGAAACAACCAGGCAGACTCAGGAAAATGAAAACCGCTAATCTGACCATTAGCGGTTTTGCGTTAATCAAAACAGCCCTTTAACGGAGCTGGCCGCGCTGTTAAGGGATGATGTGACCTTATCTTTGAAGCCGGACAGCATATCACTGAACGATGAGGATTGCAGGCGCTCCCGCAAATCCTCATCACAGCGTTCAAGGGTCAGTGAAAATTCTATCTTTTTCGCCTTACCGTAGCGATCAAACTCGGAACGGGTCGTATTCGTTCCGGTCAGGACATACATGCCGTAAATCTGCCCGACGCCATCAATCAAAGGCCAGGGTCGTCCTGTATACGCCTGCGTGGTCAGCAGCGACAGCGACACTTCGCCACCTGTAATTTCAGGATAAAGCACACCAGAAAGAACGATGCGATCATCACCTGCACCGATATACTGCCAGCTTGCTGAACGGTTAACGCGTTCATTTTTCACATGCCGCCAGCTTTTGTTTTGCTGTAACTGCTGATGCGGCAGCGTGCGCAGCTCAAAAACAAACATGCCGTAGATCATCATCATGGCCATGACTCCTCAATCTTTATCGTAAAAACTGCCACGCCCAGCACGGGCGCGCCGTTCCATTTCTGCCCTGACCATTTCACCGACCAGTTTCGCCAGTTCGCGGGGATTCTGCGTAACAACGTTATGCAGATGAACATGAATTTCATCGCCAAATCCTGAGGCAACAGGTTCCCGGTTACGCGAAGGTGTTGGGGCTGATGCCACTGGCGATCGTATGGCCTCCGCCACCGGGCGGGAGCTGGCCGCAACAACAGGGACCAGCGCCGGAGGCAGCGGGGCCGGAACCACAGGCGTGATATTAATTGCGGGGGCAGGCTTACTGACCTGCGCAATCTTCCGCTCCTGCCACTCCCCACGAACGGCAAGTGCGCGGGGCAGGTTCTTAAAGACAATATCGCCGGGGCCAATGCGTTTTTTCGTCTCATCAACCAGCTTACCTGTGTTATCAGCAATTTTGCTGAGTCTGCGTAGCGTACCGGTATTGCTGTCTGTGAGCGGTTTGTTGTCTTTGGGTTTATCACCTCCGGTGCCATTGCCATTTTCCACAGGCTTCGGCGGATTGATTTTCGCCAGGTCACCCTGAAGCAAGGCAACCTTGTCCTGAAGAATGGCCGCACGCTGTGCGTCTTCGATTTTCTTTCTCGTCCTTTCCGCTTCATCCGGAAGCACACCGAGTTTTTCAAGTATCCACGCCAGCGTATCCAGCAACATTTTTGCTGGCGTCAGAACAAGCTGTAACGCGCCACCAAGAACGTTGCCGAATACCTCGCCAGCACTGGTGCATTTATCCAGCGTTTCCTTGCTGGACTCCATCGGTGACAACAGCGATTTAAACCAGTTAAACACCTGGCTGATCCCGCTTCCGATTGCGTCAAAAACAGGACCAAACCGTTCAAAGGTTTCGCGCAACGGGGTCAGCCTTTCCATAATCCCGCTGAACACCCCGGCAAAAAATGCCCTGATGGGATCCCAGTATTTCCAGATAAGAACGGCAGCTCCGGCAAGCGCAGCCACGATAAGACCAACCGGACTGAACAACGCCCCGATAGCGCCTCCCAGTAAAGAAACGGAACCCGTCACCATTCCCCATAGTGCTGGCAGAACCCTGACAGCATTCATTGATCCGGTCAGGAGGGAAAAACCAAGACGCAGTTTTGCCAGCGGGCCAGCAAGCACACCAATAGCCAGCGACAACGAGCCAACCGTTGCAGTCATTGCCAGCAGTGCACCGCCTGCAATCAGTAGCTGGCGCGTCAGTGCGGGATGGGCCTGCGCCAGCGCCGTCACCTTTGATACCACACGCGTGAGCCACTGCGTGACAGAACGCAGCGGACCGTCAATCAGATCTGCAATGCGGATGCGCAACCCTTCCCATGCACTGCTGAGTGATTTCAAATCGCCGTCAAGGTTGTTGGCCATAACCTTTGCCGTGCGTTCAGCCTCACCGCGCGCGCCTTCAAGTTCTTTTCTCAGTTTGGGTAAGGAGCCGTCACCTGCCGCATCAACGAGGGCCATAAATGATGTGAAAGCCTCTTCTCCGGCAATGTCCTTAAAGAACGATACCCGGTCAACTTCCCCGTATTTGCGGGTAGCTTTATAAAGGTCAGCCAGCACATCCTCCATCGGGCGCATTTTGCCCCCGGCATCCGAGACAGACACGCCAAGCTCTTTCAGCGCCTCTGCTGCCGCCTTTGGCGGTGATGCCAGACGAGCCAGGCTGGCACGCATTGCCGTACCAGCATCACTCCCCCTGATACCCATATTCGCCAGCACGCCCGCCATCGCTGCGGCCTGCTCCAGCGATATTCCCAGCTTACCCGCCACCGGACCTGCATATTTCATGGTTTCACCCAGTGCGCGAAGGTCAGTGTTGGTACGGGTAAACGCTGCGGTGAGTGTGTCGCCGACCCGGCCCATCTGGTCAGCAGAAAGACCGAACTGCGTCAGAATATTTGAGCCAATATCCGCCGTCTCACCGAGGTCCATACCGCCAGCCGTTGCCATGCTCAGTACGCCAGGGAGCGCAGCCTGAATGGCCTGTGGTGTGAAGCCAGCCATTGCAAGAAATGCCTGCCCACTGGCGGCATCGCCTGCGGTGAACTGCGTTTCAGAGCCAAGTTTTAACGCCTGCTCACGCAGCGCCTTAAACTGCGGGCTGTTTTTGTCGATTCGCGTCAGTGCCTGAACGCGGGACATTTCTTTCCCGAACCCGATCGCAGGCTGCAAAAAACGCCCGGCAGCATAGCCGCCCGCCGCTGCCGCACCAATTGCCAGCGCACCACCTGTTTTCAGTTTTCCCGCTGTTTCCTGCGCGCGCGAATACCGCTCACGCGCCCGCGTTACACGCGCAAGCGCCTGCCGTTCGCGTTCAAGCTGGTTGTTGTACTGTTCGGTGCGTCTGATGGCCTGCTGGATGGTGTTATCGCTGCCTGTCAGGGAAATGCCGTGGCGTTTCAGCTCTCCGCCAAGCTCCCGCATTTTCTGAATTTCCCGTGTGCGCGATTCATTCAGGCGTTCAAGCCGGGTGCTTAACTGCTGCATCAGCTTTTGTTGTTTTTCGCTGAGCACTGTACCCGTGCGTTGTAACTGATTAAGGGCGTTAAGCTGGCGTCGTGCTTTCACGATACCCGCATCCGCTTTACTGACAGCGTCGCGGGCGCGCTCAAATGAACGCGCCTGACGCTCGAGATTTTTGATCGCCCCCTGCGTTCGCTGGATGGAGTCACCAAACTGCCCCATCAGGCGGCGGGCGTTTTCGGCAGGCCGGGTCAGCCTGTCAACGGCGCTGAAAGCGACCCGGATGTCAAGAGTCTTCATTATCTGCATTCCCGCTGCGAAGTGCCGCCCGCTCACGCCAGCTAACCACTTCGCCGGGCGTCATCATGAAGATTTCGGCGGGCGACCAGTTAAAAATGGCGGCAATATCCGCCACCAGATCTTCGATGTGCTCAAAGCACACCAGGGTGATTACGCTGCCGTCTCCTGCACGCTCTTCGCGCCAGAGTCTGGCTCGCTCATAAAATTTACAGCCGCAGCGCACAACTGAATAAAATCGCGTGACGACATTTTTTTAATCATCACTTCATCCAGTCGTGGCGAGGTCACGCGAGGCAACAGCGTGAACATGGTATCCGCTTTCAGATTCAGCACATCAGACAGCGACAGACCACGCAGGGATCCCGCCTGCTCAATAGCCCCGGTGATTTCCACATATGTGATTTTTTCGGCACCACGCTCAATTGGCCGGGAAAGTTTTACACCACGTTCGACAGCCATATCCTCACCTGCCGTCACATCATCCGCTACGGTGTTATTCCGGGTTTCAGTATCGATGTCTTTCATCAGTTGTCTCCTTTTCAGTCAGAGGCGACGCACTGCGTCGCCTGCATATTACTTATCAGCCAAGCCCAAGCGCGGAGCGAATGCGGTCAGGCACAATGTCCTTGCCGTCCTTCCGGTAGATGTGGTTCAACAGGTCGATTTCCCACAGCGGGCGATCGTTAACACTCAGCTTGTAGTAGGTGTTTTTGACAGCGTATGTGTGTGATGTGGCTTCGCCCTGTTTGGCCTCCCCCATATCAATTTCCGTCACACGCCCGCGCATCTCGATTTCATACAGATCGCTTTCTGCATCGGTGTAATATTCACCCGCAAAACGCAGCAGCGTGCCGTCAATCGTGCCGCCATACTTAAGGAACAGTGCACGAACAGCTCCCCCCATGACAAAGCTCGCATCAAGCGCGGAGTCGTCCAGACCGAGATCAATACTTACCGCCCCCATCATGCCACCACCACGATAACTGTCGGTTTTGCGCGTCAGTTTGGGCGGCGTGACGGATGTCACTTTACCCACTTCGTTTTCACCATCCACAAACAACGTAAAAAAGCGAAGATGTTTTGGTACAGCCATCAGGCACCTCCCAGCACCGCAAATGCGGGACCAAAGAATTCATCAGTAAACGACTGGTAAAGCTCCATGTCTTCCAGCGGGGGAACAGGCGTATATTTGTAGCGAATACGCACGCGCCCCTGACGTAAATTCGTGGTGCCGTTATCCACCACGTCATACCAGCACGACGCCCCAATCAGTTTCCCGGCAGTAACCAGTGAATCCAGTTTTGCCCTGATGGCACTGATAACATCTTTCACGTTCGCAGGCGTCAGTGGACTGTCGATGGTTTCAAACTGCGCTTCCGCAATTGAATCAGCCAGCACCTGTGCGGTTCGGGTATACACCTCAAAGATGTAGGCGTTCGTTTCCGGTGTGCGGTTGCCCCAGAAGCGGAACCCGTTGCGACGAATAATGGTCGTGATTTCTTTGTTGTTGAGGCTGTTGGCATCACTGTCTTCGGCCTGCAACGACCAGAACACATGCCTGGACATCCCCAGCACATTTTTAACCGGAACGTTGGACAGCGATTTGTGCCAGCCCTGCTCATGGTCAATGTACGCACGAAGGCCGCACGCATAGGCAGGCGCGGGGAACGTTTCGTTTTTGCCACTTTTCGGGTTGTAGGCGATGAAGTCCGGCCATAAGAGCATCACCTCACGTTCGTTGAATTTCTGGCGGTAGGTAATTGCCTCAGCCATCGTGTTACAGCCATGACATGAGGCATACACAAACGCGCGCAGTTTACCCGCAATCACGCACAGGGATTTTGTTACAGCCTCCGTGTCCAGCTCCGGCGCTGCCAGAATACGCGGACGGTATCCGATGCTTTCATCCTGCTCTGCAACAAGCAGCGCATACATCCCCGTATAGCTGCCGTCATCCTCAGAACCACCGATAACCAGTTGATCCTGCGTCTTTCCGTCTTCTTCTTTGTGTTCAGCCACGCGAACGACGATCACCTTTGTGCTCACCTGGTCTGCGATTGCCTTAAGCGCACGATAAAGCGTCCCCGTTGTCCCGCATTTTCCCAGCACGTCATTAACGCGGGTCAGCAGTGTGGGCTTGTTCAGCGGGAACAGCTTCGCGTCCGCATCATCCGCCGTTGCCACGATACCGATAACGCTGGAATCAACATCGTTAATCGCTGTTACCAGGTCGGTATTTTCCGTAACACGGGCACCATGAAAACGAGTTTCACTCATAGCTTCAGCCCCTTGTATCCGTTAAATGATTCAGCAACAATCATCACCTACCACGCGCGTAATCTCACCCCTGCGCCGTTCTCCCGCCACGGCGACAACAAAAAGCAGTAACCCCTTCCGCACGCACATGCGACCATGCCGCACAGGGAGGGAACAGATGACCGACACCACCATGCAATTGCTCAGCCAGGGCACTGACCCCGTGAAAATGCCGGATTTTGATATTCTCGCGGAGGGTAAAACGCTGTCCGGCGTAGCAGACCGCCTGATGAGCCTGTCACTGACCGACAACCGGGGATTTGAGGCGGACCAGCTCACCATCACGCTGGATGATGCCGATGGCCAGTTGCAGCTACCGCCACGGGGCGCGCGTCTGACGGTTCTCATTGGCTGGAAAGGGGAACCGCTGACTGAAAAAGGCACCTACATTGTTGATGAAATCGCTCACGAAGGACCACCGGACAGGCTGACTGTTTCAGCCAGAAGCGCAGATTTTCGGGATGAATTTAACGTTAAACGTGAAGTATCCTGGCACGATGTGACCGTTGAGCGCGTGGTATCCGCCATCGCTCATCGGTACGGCCTGAAACCGCAAATCAGCGAAATGCTGATGGATATCGAAATCGACCACGCCGACCAGACCGAAGAAAGCGACATGTCCTTCCTTACGCGCATGGCGGAAATGCTGGGCGCAATCACCACGGTAAAAAGCGGCAATCTGTTATTCATCATGCCAGGCGGTGGCGTGAACGCACAGGGCCAGCCGTTGCCATCGTTCTCCATCACCCGCAGCAACGGCGATCGCCATCAGTTCCGCATTGCTGACCGCGAGGCGTATACGGGGGTACGCGCTTACTGGCTTGATCTTAATTACGGGAAAAAGAAAAAAGTCAGCGTGAAACGCCGCAAACCGCCAAAACCTAAAAAGGAGAAAAGCAGCAGCCGTGAAGGTGACTATATGGAAGGTGCGGAAGGCAACGTGTTTGTGTTACGCAAGACTTATCAGAACGAGCAGGCAGCAAGACGCGCAGCGGCGGCAAAGTGGCAGCAGCTACAACGCGGAGCCGCATCATTTTCCATCACGCTGGCACGTGGACGTGCAGAACTCTACCCCGAAATGCATGGCACGGTAACAGGATTTAAAAGCGAGATTGATAATCAGGACTGGATTATTGCAAAAGCCGAGCACACCATTGATAACAGCGGCTTTACCACGCAGCTTGAGCTTGAGGCAAAAATCCCGGAATGGATAGCGGAAACAGAGTGAGCAACTTAGAATAGCGGCAACACCACGTTAAGGGAGGTCGCTATGTTCCGTTGTCCGCTTTGTGGCGCATCTGCCCGTATCCGCACCAGTCGTCCGGAAAATGATTCAAACACCGTGCGGCAAAAGTATTACCAGTGTAACAACCTGGAATGCGGCGTATGCTTCTCAACACTGGAAGCTTTCCATAAATTCACATCAAAACACGCCTCCGGCGTTCACTCTTCAGAAGGTATCCCGTGGCATGAGTTGCCAGCGTCACACAGGGGAAACAGTCAGATGAGTTTGCCTTTACCTCAGAATTAACAGGCAGAATTGCCGGAGTAACAAAAAAGCGATAGATTACGCGCGGGTGCCTTTCGGCTGATGGTCGGAGGGAATGCCCGAAGGCCAGATGTGGAAAGGCCCCGGAAAACATTTCTGTTTAACCGAGGCCCTGACCATCTAACCTTAGCAAGTGATAGGTTAGCGCCTCCCCAAAAAAGGAGCAAGCGCTATGTCGCAAAAATCGCTTATGGCCATCACGTTCTGCGTGACGGCAATCCTCATCATCTGGATGCTACACGGTTCGCTGTGTGAAATACGGATGAGCTTCTGGGGAGCGGAGTTTGCGGCGTTCTTACAGTGTAAGCAGTAAGGAAACCGCGACGGGGGAGTAATCCCCCGTCAATCGGTTGCCAGGGTAAGGTCGATAAGGCACCCTATCTCATAGACATGAATAACAAACCCGCAGCGTAAAAACTGCGGGGTTTCTTTTTGGAACTCTCACTAGCTAGTATACCGTTAACGGCACATAATGCTCGCACAACAAACCTGTTAAAAGAGATTACTCAGCATTCTCCTGCTTCCATTGCCGGATCATTTCATCGGTAACATCACTCTCATAACATACCACGTCATACCCTCCAGTACGGCTATATGCACTGCGCCCACCACATCTACTACCATTCCTTGCATGATTATAAGGACACGCACAATTGCCTGGATAAGATTCAATGGATTCTTTAATTATTTCTTTCTTGATCTGAGCATCTGACTTTCCTGTTGCTGCATACCCACTAAAAGATACCAAACAAAGGCAGATTGCCATTAATAAACCACATCGCATACCGATACACTCTATTACTAACCAATCATAGCCCACATCATAAAATCGAGATGAGGAGTACAACACCTTTAACAAGAAGGTGCCATCACGATAATATGTCGTGCAATTCATCAAAAAAAAGATCTATATCAAAGAGATAGAGTTATTATCAGTGCTGCAGACATCAGCATTCGAGGCAGCAGAAAAACAGTAAATCTAACGAATTTGTCTTCTCTCAGGATGTTGTCAGATTAAAAAAGATAGATTAGCGCAGACACCTTTTGGCGGGTGGTAGGAGGAAAAATGAAGTTGAGTGGGAAGACCCCAGAAAAAATTTTGATTTAACCAAGGCCCTAGTTCAATATGCGAAATGCAGATGAGTTGCTGGAGAGTTCTGCTTCACCCTTAGAGTTTAAACAGACGTGCACTATCATTGTTTCTGCATATCGCCACACCATCGCCACTTTACAGCCATTGCAGAAAATGCAAATGCAAAAAAACCACCCGAAGGTGGTTTCACGACACTGCTTATTGCTTTGATTTTATGCTTATTTTTCCCATGGTACCCGGAGCGGGACTTGAACCCGCACAGCGCGAACGCCGAGGGATTTTAAATCCCTTGTGTCTACCGATTCCACCATCCGGGCTCGGGAAGAAAGTGGAGGCGCGTTCCGGAGTCGAACCGGACTAGACGGATTTGCAATCCGCTACATAACCGCTTTGTTAACGCGCCAAATTCTTCAGGCCTTTCAGCCAGACATCCGCTTGAGGCCGATGTCTTTTAAACTGGAGCGGGAAACGAGACTCGAACTCGCGACCCCGACCTTGGCAAGGTCGTGCTCTACCAACTGAGCTATTCCCGCATTCATCAAGCAATCAGTTAATCACTTGATTTTATTATCGTCTGGCAATCAGTGCCGCCGTTCGATGCGTTGCATTCTACTTACCTGGCGCGATGAGTCAACGATATTTTTCACCACTTTTGATCGTTTGCTGAAAATTACGCCGAAACGA